CGACACCTCGGTCGACGCGACCGGCTTCGACGGCCTCTCCAAGGCGCTGGTCGGCTCCACCACGGAGAAGACCGCCGGCTACCTGAGCGGCTCCGCCGACTGGACCGCCGCGACCGTCAACACGCAGGCGCTCGCCAACCAGCGTCTCGACGAGCTCGACGACTGGCTGTCGCTGGTCGTGCCGTCACACACCGGCAGCGGCGACCAGGGCGCGCCCGGCGCCATCGAGCCCGGCGTGAAGGCGATCCTCGGCAACACCCGCTCGATCGCCCGAATCCGGGCGCTTGCCCGTTGGGCGGCGCTCTACACCTCGGCGAAGGACGACCTGGGCCGGCAGATCGAGATGTACGGCCCGTGGGTGCTCGTCGACATCGGCGACCGCTACGACGGCTCCAGCCCGATCATCCCGACCGCGGCCGGTACCGGCCTGACCGATATCTACGCGGTCACCTTCGGTCTCGACGGCTTCCACGCGGTCAGCATGGCCGGTCACCCGCTCGTGCAGACCTGGATGCCCGACTTCTCGACCGCCGGCGCCAACAAGAGCGGCGAGCTCGAGATCGGGCCGCTGGCGGTCGTGCTCAAGAACTCGAAGAGCGCCGCGGTGCTCCGCTCGGTGAAGGTGGCCTGATCATGAAGCTGGTACGCACTCCGGTTCCCGGCGTCAACGAGACCGTCGGCACGGTGACTTTCAAGGACGGCGCCGCGAAGGTCGCCGACGACGCCGCCGAGCTGGCCTACTTCCGCTCGGCCGGCTACCAGATCGACGACTTCGACGAGGCGCTCGACGCGGCCAAGGCCAACGAGGACGACCCGGCCGGCGCCGACGACCTCGAGGGGCTCGAGACCCAGCAGGGCCAGCAGGATGGCGACCCGCTGATCGTCGAGGACGTCAACGACGACGGCGTCGAGGAGGTCCTGCCGCGCAAGTCGGCGTCGACCGAGACCTGGCGGCAGTTCGCCGTCGACCACGGCGGCATGCACGAGGACGACGCGAAGGCGATGACCCGTGACGAGCTCGTCGCCCACTTCACCAAGGACGACGACAAGCAGGAGGAAGTGCTGTGACGCTGCTCGGCGGGTTCACCCGCAACCCCCGCGACGGGATCACCTATCTCGAGGACGCGCTGCCGTCGAGCCCGGACACGTTCTTCCGGGCCAACCTGACGCGCGTCGGCCTGTACGACTCGGCCAGCGACACCGGCCAGGTCGCCCTCGCCACCGGCGTGATGACCGCGGTCCGGATCAAGCTGTTCGCCGGCGACGTCATCACCAACATCTCGGTGCGCTCCGGCGCGACCGCGGCCGGCACCCCGACCAACTACTGGGTGGCGCTCTACAGCAACGCGGGTACGCCCGCCCTGCTGTCGCAGTCCGCCGACCAGACCTCGACGGCCTGGGCGGCGAACACCACGAAGACGCTGGCGCTGGGCGCCGCCCAGACCATCACCAAGACCGACTACTACTGGGTCGCGATCAACGTCACCGCCACCACGGTCCCGACGCTGCTGGGCACCTGCCACGTGGCGCCGATCGTCACCGGCGAGGCGAACCTGTCGGTGTCGTCCGGCTCGTCGCTGACCGGTACCGCACCGGGCACCCTGGCCACGCCCACGGTGAAGACGTTCGTCCCGTACGTCGTCCTCACCTGATCACTTCGGCACGAGGGAGGCGAGGCGGCCATGGCTGACCAGCTGGCAACCCCGGCGGATCTCGCCTCCCTGCTGCAACGCGACGTGGACACGGCCAGCGCGACGCTGGCCATCGAGGTCTCGACGGCCGTCGTCCAGGCGGCAGTCGACCGGCAGCGCATCATCCAGGTCGTCGATGACACCACGGTCATCGACCTCGGCCCGGATCACTGCGGCCTGTACCTGGACCTACCGGACCGCCCGGTGACCGCCGTGTCGTCGGTGACGATCGGCACGACCGCGGTCACGGACTTCGTGCTGCAGGCGTCGAAGAACCGGCTCTGGCGGGCGCTCGGCTGGCGCCCCGTCGGCCTGACGCCGTGGTACTCGCCGTGGACGGTCACGGTGATCAACACGCATGGCCTGGCGTCCGGCGACCAGAAGCTCCAGCTCGCGCGCGGTGCCGTCCTGTCGCTGGCGCGCGGCCTGTTCACCAACCCGGACGGCACCGTCCGCGAGCAGATCGACGACTACCAGGTCGCGTACGCCGAGGCGTCGGCGTCGCTGGATGCGGCGCCCGCCCTGAAAGCGGCTCTCCGCAAGCAGTACGGCCGCAGGGCCGCCATGGTGCGCGTCGTCTGAGGAGCTGAGCCGGTGGCGATCGCTCTCGTCTCGCAGGACGCCAACACCTCCTCGACCCCGTCCGGCAGCTCCGCCGCGATCACCTGCACGTCGACGACCGCCGGGAACCTGCTGGTCCTGACGATCCACCTGCAGTCCTCGTCGGCGACGATCACCGCGGTCACCGACTCGTCGGGCCCGGCCGCCGGGACGTGGCAGAAGGCCGTCGACCTGTCGACGTCCGGCTCATACACGGGCATCTGGTACCGCGAGAACGTGCCGGCCGGCATCACCAGCGTCACCGCTACCCAGTCGACGGGCATCAGCTACTGCGGCGTCGTCTCGCAATGGTCGAGCGTGGCCACGGCCAGTTCGCTGCGGACCACGAACTTCACCAACGTCGCCACCTCACCGAACCGGACCGGCGCGGTGACGGCGGTAGCCGGGGACCTGGCGATCGGCGCGATCAGCGCGAACAGTGCGACGACCCGCACCTTGCAGGCGCCGTTCACCGGGTTCACCCAGGGCGTGATCCCGTCATCGTTCACCGGCCAGGAGGCCTACGACCTGCCGAGCACCGGCGGCAGCCTCGAAGCGCAGTGGACGACGGCGAGCGCCGCCAATACCGGCGGCGTGATCGCCGTCTTCATGCCGGCCGCCGGTGCCGCGGCGGCTGTGCCGCCGGGCCCGACCCAGCGGCCACGGCCTCGAATGCCCCGCCCGCCCAGGGGCCGTGTCGCCGCCCCGGTGCCGCCGCAGATCGTCACCGCGCCCGCCTGGGTACCGCAGACCACCCGCCCCCGTCCGAGGTTTCTCCGCGCCTTCCGCGGCCGCACGGCGACGCCGCCACCCGCACAGGTCGCGCTCGTGCCGCCCGCCTACCCGCCCCGCCCGGCCCGCGGCCGCGTGCGGGGACTGCGCCTGTTCCGCCCCCGTGCGGCGGCCCCGGTGCCAGCCCAGATCGCACCGGTCGGGCCGTCCGGGGTGCCGGCCGCCGTCCGTACTCGCCTGAAGGGCCTGCTGCGCCGACCGGCCCGCGTAGCCGTCCCGCCCGCCGACCGGCCGCTCGTCGCCGGTTCGCCGCGGACCCGGCCGCGCATGCCGGCCCCGCGCCGCGGCCGGGTCGCTGCCGTTCCGCTGGAGCAGGCCGGCACACCGCCGCCGCGCCCCGCCCGGCCCCGGCTCAAGGGCCTGCGCCTGACACGCGGCCGGACCGCGAAACCGGCCCCGGCCCAGGTGGTCGTGACCGCGCCGCCGATCGTGCCGGCGGTGACCAGGATCCGGCGGCGTCTGGCCTCGCTCGTCCGCGGCCTGGTCGCCACGCCGGTCCCGCCGCCGGCCGTCTGCGACCCGGTCACCCACCGCCCCGATCTCGGCCACACCGCCCGGTCCTCGTCGGGCCTGACGACCCGTCCCGGTACCGGAACGACCCCGCCTGGCGTGATGGGCACGACGGCGCGACCCGACAGCGGCACCACGACCCGCCCCAGCAGCTGCAGCAACTAACCCGCGAGGAGAGACCCCATGGCCCGCTACGGCGCCTCGATCCTGTCCCAGGCCGCCCAGCTGAGCGGCGTCAACAGCACCACGACCGTCAACGGCTACATGGGCTACTGGGGCGGCTCAGCCACCTCCGGTTTCCGGGTGCGCCGCCTGCAGCTCGGCGTGATCGCGGGCGCGTCGGTGCCGACTTCGCAGCAGATCTCGGTGGGCGTGTACCGGCAGACCGTCGCCCCATCGGGTACCGGCATCGCGACCGCCATCCCCGGCCAGCCGTACGAGACGTGGACGCCGCAGACCGACCCGACGGCGGGCCTGTTCGCGATCACGGCGACGACGATCGGCACGACCGGCCCGACGCTGGCCACCAACCCGATCGCGGTCATCCCGTTCAACACGCAGTCGACGCTGGACCTGCCGTACGAGTTCATTGAAGAGCTCGTGTGCCCGATCGGCACCGCCAACGGCATCGCCTTCGTGAACATCGGCAACACCCTCCCGGCGTCGCACCAGATCCGCATCAACGTCGAGATCGAGGTCTAGGGCGGCATGTCCCGCGCCAGCGTCCTCGCCAGCGGCCAGCGGAAGGCCGAGGCCGGGATGATCGACGCCTGCAGGATCCGGCGCCGCACGGGCCAGGGCACCGACCCGGTGACCGGCACCCTCACCCCGACCTACCTCGCCCCGGACCCGTACACCGGCAAATGCCGGGTGCAGCAGCAGACGGCGATCGCCCGCCCGCACGACGTCGGCGAGGACTACGTCCTCGTCGTCCGCTTCGACCTGCAACTGCCGGTCGTCGGGTCGGAGGGTCTGCGCGTCGGCGACGAGGTCACGATCACCGCGTCGGTGAACGACCCGGACCTGGTGGGCCGCGTCTTCCTGATCCAGGAGCTGGCCCATAAGAGCGAGCCGACGGCCCGGCGCGTCGGCATGATCGAGAGGACGGGGTCGTGACGGACGCTGCCCACTTCGACGCCTCCGAGATCACCGCCGTGGTCGACGCCATCAACCGGGCCTCGCAGGTCGCACCGGCCCAGGTCACCGCCGTGGTCGTCAAGGGTGCGCTGAACATCAAGACCGACGCCGCCCGCCGGATCTCCGGACTGAAGCACGCTCCCGCTTACCCGCGCTCGATCGGCTTCGACATGTACAAGACGCTGACCGGCCCGACGGCGATCATCGGCCCGGACAAGGACAAGCGGCAGGGCGCGCTGGGCAACCTGCTCGAGTACGGCTCGATCAAGAACGCGCCCCGCCCGCACCTGGCACCGGCCGCCGACGCCGAGGAGCCGCGCTTCGCGGCCGCGCTGGAGACCCTGGCCGTGAAGGCGCTCGGGCTGTGAGCTGGCCGATCCAGGACCACGCCGACGCGCTGCTGGCGCTCCTTTCCGATGCCCCCGGCGGCCCGCCCGCCCTGGTGGTCTGCGACGGGCACGTCGATGACGGCGTGACCGCGCCGTACGCGCTGGCTTACATCACGGTCCAGGCGCCGGACGGCACCACGGCGCCGGAGCTGCTGTCGCTGACGTACGCCAGCACGGCGATCAACGTGCGGGCCACGATCCACAGTGTCGGCGCGACGGCGATGGCCGCGCGCGCGGTGGCCGGCCGCGTTTCGGCAGCGCTGCTCGACATGGTTCCGGCGGTCTCGGGCCGGTCGTGTTTCCCGATCCGCTGGCTGGACGGGCAGCCGACGAGCCGCGACGAGGAAGCGGTGGCGCCGGTCTTTGGGCAGGTCGACGTGTACGGCTGGACGAGCGTCCCGGGCTAGCGCCGGACGGCGACCACGACCGCCGAGGTCAGCACGAACAGCACGACCGTGACGACCGTGCCGAGCACGTGGATGCCGGTGAAGACGTTGACGACCGTGCCCGCTACGACGGCCCAGATGATGCGGCCGGTCCAGCTCAGGAGGCTCCACCACCGCGGAGCCGGCGTGATCACGGTGTCGTCGTCGACCTCTTCCTCGCTCATGCCGCCACCGTACGGCCCGCGCGCACCTGTTCACCGTCCGTCATTCGGCCGGATCTTTCTCGCCCACTCGCAAGGAGGTGCGCCGCATGGCGCTCATCACCGTCACCTCGGTGCCCGGTCAGACGAAGGTGGCGCCCACGGCGCAGGCCGTCACCGCGTCGGACACCGTCGCCGCGTCCGACATCGGCACGAACGGCGTGCTGCTCAACGTCATCAACGGCGGCGGCGGCTCGATCAACGTCACGATCTCCGACCCCGGCACGACCACGGTCGGCAACGCCGGCACGACGACCGCGCAGGCCGTCGCGAACGGCACGAACGGCTGGTTCCGCATCCTGCCCGGCCACGTCAACCCGACGACGAACGTCGCGACGGTCTCGTACTCCGGCACCACCTCCGTCACCTACGTCGCGATCAAGGCCTGAGGAGCGTCGATGAGCAAGAACACGTACTGGGTCACCGACGCCGAGGGCGTGTACGCCCAGGTCGAGGGCGCCGACCGGCGCGACGAGGCGGTGCGCGTGCACGGCTGGGCCGAGGCTGGCGAGCCGGCCGCCGACGCGCAGGTGCACGTCGTCCACGAGGACCCGGCCATCCTGCCCGGCCGCCTGCCGTACGGCGCGCTGGAGGGCGGCGGCTGGGCCGTCCGTGGCTGGAAGCCGGGCCCGCCGCCGCAGATGGCCGTTTCCCGCGACCAGGCCGCCTCGGACTCCGAGCCGGTCAAGCCCACCAAGGCCGCGGCCCCGGCCGCCGGCGAGCAGAAGGAGAAGTAGGCCGTGGCCGACATCACCAGCGATGGCAAGACCAGGGTTTATTGGGTCACGTCGATTGCGAACATCAGCGCCCCAACGACGACCGAGCTGAACGCGGGCATCGACCTGACCTCGACGATGACCGCGGACGGCCTGTCGGGCTTCAACCCGGACACCGCCGACGTCGACACCAGCTCACTCGCGAGCACGTTCACGACGAACGTCAACGGCCGCACGTCGTTCTCGAACACGCAGCTCACGCTCAAGCGGCAGTCCGGCACGGACACGATCTTCAACACGCTGGTGCGCGACACCGCGGGCTATGTGGTGATCCGCCGCTCGGTTGCCCAGTCCACGGCGTGGACCTCGACGCAGGCGTGCGAGGTCTACCCGGCGCTGTGCGAGGAAATCAGCCGCATGGACCCGGCACCGAACACGGTGGAGCGCTACGTCATCGGCATCAAGATCACGTCTTCGCCGTCGCTCCGGGCCGCCGTCGCCTGATCAGCAGCAACCCCTGTCAGCCGCCCCCGACGTGGGCGGTTTTTTCGTGCCCGGCCGCCGCCCCGAACCGGTGGCCGGGCACTCCGTTCGGGACGTTCGGGAGCAGGAGAAGACCATGTCATTCGAGCAGAGCAACAATCCGAACAGTCCCGGCTTCGACGCCGACCTGCGCAACGAAATCTGCGACTGGCTCCGGGCGAACGGGATCGATCCGACGCTCGTCCCGGCCGAGGAGCGGCCGACCTGCTCGTACCGTGACGGCGGAGGCCACCCCTACGGAGGTCACACGATCACCACGCGCGTCCGCATCCGCCTGGCACTGGATGATCCACACGCGTTTGTCACGCGACACATGGGCGATCGGCTGGAAGAAGCGACCGTCACCACGCGAATGAAGGTGCCGCCGTCTGCCGCCGTCCAGGCGTGGCTGGACTCGCACTGCCCGACGTGCGGGCGGTGACCGGCGTGAGCGGCCGAGCCACCATGAAGAGCTTCAAGACGATGCTGGCCGAGGCGAAGCTGCCCGAGCACGTCGAGCCCACCTGCCTGCGCGGCGACCTCAAGGCCGAGCACGAGGCGCTGAACGCCGAGCTCGAGCGCCTCGAGGCCGACGCCGTCGACAGTCTGGCGGGCAACGGCGGCGCCGAGCTGGCCGAGCAGATCCGCGCGCTTGAGGCGCAGATGCGGGAGAGCACCTACCCGATCCGGCTGCGCGCCCTGCCGAAGCCCGCCTTCCGCTCGTTCCTGGCCGACTTCCCGCCGCGCCTCGACGCTGAGGGCAAGGTCAGGGACATCGATGCAGGGTGGGGCTTCAACCCCGACGACGGGTTCGAGCGCCTGGTGCGGTTGAGCATCGTCGACCCCGAGCTGGACGACGCCGAGTTCGCCGACCTGGTGTCGAAGTTGACGGACAACCAGTTCGACACGCTCGCCCTGGCGGCGCTGCGGCTGAACCGGGGGGACATCGACGTCCCTTTCTCGCGCGCCGCATCGCGGCTGAACCGGCTTACCGGCGACGCGTCGAAACCGCCGACCGACTAGGTATCCCCGGCTCGCAGCTCGACGGCCGCGAGCCGGCCACGGTCACCGAGCACATCTACGACCGCCGCGGCCGGCTCATCCGCTCGGTCACGACCTCGGAGCCGCGCTGGACGGAGATGGACCGCGCGGAGGCGCTGGCCCTGGCCCTGCACCGCGAGGGCCTGTGCCCGCTGTGCGGCCGCCCGCTGGAGGTGTGCACCTCCGACGAGGAGAACGGCCCGGCGTTCGGCGTCCTGCAGAGCACGTGCCGGGCGACGCTGGCGATCCTCGAGAAGCAGCGCGCCATGTCCGACGGCGGCAAGAAAGCCCATCCGTACGCCTCCGCCTTCCTGTGGGCGGCCACGACCAGGGGGTAGCGGGTGCGCACCGTCGGGGTTCGCTTAACGGCCGACATCGGCCAATACGTCTCGAAGCTGAAGATGGCCAAGGACGCCACGGCCGACTTCGCCGGTCAGCTCAACAAGGCGTCGAAGAACGGCAAGCTGGACACGGTAACCAAGGCGGCCGCCGGCCTCGGCGTGGGCCTGGTCGGCCTCGCCGCCGGCGCCGTCAAGATGCGCATGGACTTCGACAAGTCGATGTCCGCGGTGGCCGCCGCGACGCACGCGCCGAAGGGTGAGCTCGACCAGCTGCGCACCGCCGCGATCCAGGCGGGTAAGGAC